GGGACGCCATACTTCTGTCTAATTAACAATACGCCGGCGTCTAATGTACATGTTGCCAGCGTTCAACAACAATAACATGAGTATTTTATAGTCCCCTCATGCCCCCCGCGCACTACACGCGGGAGTCAGATCAAACTTCCTTTTAAAACTAAAACTCTAAAACTAAAATAAACAAAACTAATCTAGATAAAAACTAAAAACACAAACAATCCCAGTGTAAACGGCTAATTAAAGCAATGTACTTGTTTGTGGCTTTCTACACGACAATATAAAACAACACCTTGTCAAGGGCATTGAGTGGGCAGTGACTTATACAGATTTCTTGGTGAATAGACTCTTACTGCGCCGAATCGTCATTTCACCTTCCGATATGCCTTCGAACATGTCCATCCGCAGCTCGCCATTGTCATAAAGGGCTTTCATCTCCTCCAATGACAACTCTGGTGGTTCACGATCAAATGCTTGGCGATAAGCATTCTTCACCTCACCCCAGACCACGGAATACACATTAGGATCATGCAAAAACAACTCGCGTTGAATGGCGTTAACCTTCTGGCGCGTTATTTCCATATCCCGTGTATCATCATGGACAAATCCACACGATCCTTTCAACACGGACAGCTCCAGAGGCCCAGTTATAGATCCCAACATCCGATTCGCATAAAACCTTCTTTTCAAGAAAGTAATATCGCGCAAAGGTGTAAAGGGTTTATCCTGAGCTCGCTTCGAAGCTGACGTAAAACCTAGTCCGATATCCTTCATCACTGTGGCATAGGTGAGAGCATTGAACTGACCTGTTACCCGCGACGCTACAGAACAAACTATATCGTCACCATAAACAGGGGCCCAAATATCCTCACTAAACCTGTGAAGAAGAGCATCAGTTGATAACCGAAGGCCGACACCAACCAGCTTATACCAAGCATACGCAACGTACATCAAATTGATCCACGAATTGTATGATGCAGTCAACCCGTGACCGCTAGGTACAGAATGGTTGGTCATGTAGGTGAAATCCATACCAACATGAGTAGTTTCACAGAGATAGGAAAGAAGTGTCACAGCAGTGTCATAATCGGGAGTACATGATGCCACTACATCATTCAGCTCCTCCTGAAACTCGCGCCGCATGCCACCATCCCACATCTCATAGTCACCATCAAAATGGTTTGGTCTCTCCGTGAGCTTCTTCCAGAAGTGATGCCACTCTTGACTAGTGGCATTGATGCCTATCATCACTCCCGTATCCAACCGACGTTTCATAAACATTGGTTGGAATCGCCCGAACCACCGACGCAACAATAACGTGTAATGCAGTGGCCCTGCTGCAAAACAACGAGGCTTCTTGGCCTTAGCAACATCGCGCATTTCATCCTTGTTACAATCCTTGAAACAAACATCTCGCCAATGTTTGTCTCGATTCTTTGCGCGTTTTTCTAGATCGTTCATATGGGCCAAGAGCTTAGGGTGGATTTCTTTCTTACTTGTGTCCACCCACTCTCCGACCAGGCCCCCCCAAGGGACACCTGCCGACGCCTCGAGATTCACCCTCTTCAAAGGTATATCGTCCACCAACAATCCCGCAACGACTTCCTCGTTGGAGAGTGGACGAACAACCTTACCCTGAGTTACTCTGCGAAACACCGTTGTAATATAAGCCTTAGCAAATGCTAAGGCCTTCATATCAATGGGATTTTCGCACTTTGTGAGATTCTTAGTACGCGAATAATCGTATGTGCGTACTTCAGATCCATCGACTTCTCTCGTGCCACCGAGCTCTGCCGGTACTCTCAAAGGAGCACCACTATCTGACAAAACGGCCGAGGCCAACATCGGACCCAACATCTTCGACGGTTTTATGCCGCTCTGCAGCGTCACGTGATGAAACTCAGGATTATCCAGCACTAATGCGCCTTTAATCACTGGGTCTTGTTTCACGGGAGCCACCTCCACGTCCTTGCCCTGGGTGATAAACTCTTTGAGCCATGGGTTCCAGAATCTCACGTATCCCTTGCCCATAACACTGGCAACATGCCACCCCACAATATACCCATCGTAGGTACACACAAGAGCACCACACAGTCCAGGCATCCCACTCAATACGTTGTCGTAATTGTGGTAAATACCCTCCTTACTGCGGAAAACTCGTTGTGTATTCCTATACACTCCAGTTGTTACCTCATAGCGCTCTGGGACACCCAAAGACACACAACCATACGGCACCACAAGATAGAGATCCGAACGAGAAGGCTGCTTAACCATAGCTCTCTTCAGGCTCCTAAAAACAGGAACATGAGGATACTTCTGTGTCAAAACAACCAAATCCTCGTCCAAATCCCATCGACGTGGCACCATAAATGCTGCTATCTTCTCGACCCCAGCACCATCAGTAGCCTTAACGAACACCTCCTTTGGTTGACCACTAGACTCCAACAACAAATGTGCATTTGTTATAAAAGTTTCGTGATCCACCACAACCAAATGTCCCGCGACTGCAATGCTATCATATGTAAAAACAACTGATAAAACATTATTCGCCACTGCCGCGACAGCATCTGATGGATAGGTCTCCGTCTTCAACTGGATTCCTGCCTCGGCGTACAATTCTGCCGCCGTCGTCCGCTTCGCAGACTTACCCCAGTGCAAGAATGGTTCATAAAAACTAGGTGTCTTCGTACTGAATAACCATGACACGGCTGCTTTAGCCAACATGGATAATCCGACAAACACACCAGCTCCAATCCAATATTCCACTGGGACCTGAGTCCGCAAAACATCAAACGTAGCCGACAAGAAATCCCAAGCCGATGCAAGCCCTTCGCTTACACGAGTTTGGAATCTCTTCACACTACTCTCTTTGTACGCCACCCACTCCTCGGGTGTACCGACATGGGCCTCGCCTATGCCAACCTCACTGGACTCTCCATTGATCAACAAACCCGATGCGAGCAATTTACGTTGCTCTCCCACCGAGAAATTAACCTCCTGTTCCGCCGCACCAAACGTGACGCGTTGAAAACGCGGATGGTCATAGGCAATTGGTGAATCACACACACCAGTCTCGTTGCCATGTATCACAGTTTTAACCGTACGCCCTTCAGCGTCGGCCAAACAGTAATCGGCAACCTGGTCATACGACTTCACCAACTGCGTATGTTCTTGCACCTTTACCTTGTAAAGGTCACGAATGGCATCACAGAACGCCTTAGGATCAGAACTATCCATAGTGTCAGCGGTCTGTACCCAACGCTCAGATCTAACATCGAACTTCCACACCGGGCACTGCTTATTATCACGCGTAAAATCGACAACCAACCATCGTCGATAAATAGCGCGAGCATCAGTCCATCCACAATCTTTCACACGGACCAATGGTGATCGTTGTAACGGCGTATTCGTCGTCCCAAAAATAACCTGAGATCTGAAGAAAATCGTAGACTTCTTATCCAATGCTGCACCATCCATACGACTAGGATTAGTGCCGATGTGCATGATATACTGTGCCCAATCTTGTTCTCCCCGCTGACCAATATCCTCATGTATCCAAACATTTTGATCGTGATATTGATCATGAAAATCACTCCGACTATCCGTTGGAGTGTAATCATAAATGGTATTCTTACCATTTGCGGACCAATACTGCCTACACCGCTGTGTAAAGACAGTTTTTCCTTCACCAGGCCGCGAATACAAAAGTATAGCGACAGGTTCAGGATGAGATTGCTGCACCAAAAATATACCTGAGCGGTATAAATTCAATGCCTCAGTCTGCAATTGCTGCAACCCTTGTGGGATTGTAGTATGCGAAGACCGCAACAACACCAAATGAGATTCGACCCTCGAAGTTACATTGGCCAATTTCTGGACCACATCTGGTTGTGAAAGAATACGTCGATCCGCATGTACGGCGTCTATATTCTCACGTAACTCCTTAGTAAGCCGATTTGTGGTCAACTCAGGCACAAACGACAGAAGCGTTGTGAATTGCTTCTGTGCCGCACCAATCGACTCCAACATCGGCTTCTTCCAACTGGCATCAGGCAAGTGGACAGCTCCAGTCTCTATCGCTTGTAAAGCGTACATTGGAATGTACATAATCACATCAGCGATTTGATAGAGCCAATCCAAATCCTCCAATACACGAATACGAGAGTATTTCTGAAATGAATCCAGAATAACTCGCACCCGTGGCGGAAGAAATGTTATTAATCCGGCATAGACCAGATTGACCAACACTCCACCTTCAGCACTCGCCAACTCCCCCTCGACGGTATCATAAAACTGTTCATCGTCAGGGAACACCAATCCCAATGCCGTCCGGGCAAACACGGGTAGTTTAAACACAACCAACTTGATAAGTTTAAACACCGTATACAACCCATTCAACACTGACATCGGTGTCAACGGGGATGACAACATCGCTACGAGGCTACTCGCCCCCCCCATAAGTTCAAACATAAATTCGATAGATGTAAAAACATCCACCGTAGAGTTTGCAACCTTAAAGAGGTCAGTAGTTCTGTTGCGAACATCCTCCACGAAAGCATTCAACTTTTCGACTGCTTGACTTGACTTGATGCCTTCCGACAACCTAGTCAAATCATCCAACAATCGGTCGGTTTTACCAACCAACTCGGTTCCTTTGTTTAGTGCCGGTATGTCCAATCCAATGCTAGGCGAGGTTGAAAACAACCCCCCCATGTTGATTTTAATGGTATTCGCAGGTCAAAATTTAACTCCCAAGACTAACCTAAATCTCAGGAGCGAGCTCATCCATATTTATTATCCATGGTTTGCCACCATGTTTTATCAAATATGAAAAATTTAAATCACAACCAGTACCCCAGGATTCAGAAAAGAAAGATATTACTACCGCATTTGAGCTAGCTCAGTAGTATATCAAACTTACCATTCCCAGGGGTTATGACGCGCCAAATATAATTCAATATCATATTCACTATCGTGATCAAATATTCATTCATTATATCAGAGGCCAAATCTCTACGATAGCTAATTACTTCTGACGGTGAACCGAATCGGTCCATATCCCACAGCAAGCAACTAACTATCACAATCATTGACATAATACAACTACCTAATATTCTCACACGGTCACCAGGATTGCTGGTGATTTAGATTCTATAATAAAGAATTATATTCCACTATTAGGAAAAGTATATATACACACTGCCGGGCAGAGCAACACTGGGCTTAAAGTAAATCCTCCAGTAGCTACGCCAGCTTGACAAATGCCTCACAAC